TTTCCCCGACCTGGTTGACCGCAGAGGAGAAGACCGCGGCCACAAGCCTTAGAGCCAACAGCGCGGATAATCTTTCCGTCTTCTACAGACTTAATCCAACGGCGGATCTTGTCAATATCTGAAGGGTCGGTATCAGTGCAGTCATCTAGTGTCCAACCGACTCGTGCGTCAGGAACAGATGCGATCTGTAACCAAGAACGGCGTCGAACCTTTAGCTCTTTAGGGTTGAACATTAAATACCTTCCCAAGATTTTTCTGCAGAGACCTTGGCTGTTTCAAGATCTTCATCGGTAACATTAGCCCTTCTGCAGTCAATTGCAAGAGAACCAAACTGTGAAATAAATCGTTTCCAAATATGCTCTGGGTCATTGATGTGGGTCTCATGAGCTAATTGACTAAAGTAACGATCCATCATCAGTAACTCTAACTCGCCATCTGTGCCGTGAGTTTTGCGAGCATTTGCAAAAGCTATCTTAAAACGGCTCTTAGCCACAGTCCAAGGCTTGACATGCCACATGTCCTCAAGTCGGCGGACAAACTCCGTGGAGGATTTATCAGCAGACCAAAGCGCGGGAGATTGCGACTGTAAAGAAGTAACTGAGTCTTGGTGTTTCTTGAGTTTTGCTTCTTGGTACTCAGAAGCTCGGCGAGCGCGGTCCTTTTGGATTCGCTCCTGCACCTCGTCCGGATCATTGTCCATCTGCCCTAAGAATGTCATTTCGCCTCCCGCTTTAAAATCTACTTTAACAAATGTCTCTTCCCCGACCACGTCGGGAACTCTTTCTTGCTTATCTGCATATAAGCTATTAGTGCTTAATCTGCTATATGACTGTGGCTGTATACAGAGAGAACGGGTTTTCAGTACTTCTGAAATACGGGTTTCCAGTACATCCCACCCAGCTGGTGTGATCTCAATAATGCTTCTGTAGGCACCATTGGAATACTTCTGTTTTGTCGTACGGGTCAGCCCAGCGGCTTTTAGCTCATTAAGCGATTTTTGGCAGGCATCCCTACCCTCTACGAATACCTCTGAAAGGGCTTTGGCGCCCCCGTAGAGCTCTTTAGAGGCGATCTCCATGAGAACACCTAGGGCACGGGCTGTAATCACGCCTCAGGGCCCTTTTTAGCCTTCTCTAGTTCTTCGACAATAGCCTTAGCAAAGATCTTAGCGATAGCCTCGATACCGAAAAAAAGATTTCCAGCGTCGTCTTCGTCGTATCCGTCTTCGTCGTCTTCTTCATCCTCGTCCTCAATATCCTCGTCCTCAGGCTCCACATAGGGAGTTTCCACAACATTAGGAATTGTATCTTCCGCGGTTGGGATTACTGGGTTAACAGATACCCGTATGTTCTTGGAAGGGGCAATAGGTAACAGACCTTCGGTCAGGTCGTAGCACGGAATTCCGGCTTCAGTGCAAATAGCCAAAGCATTTTGGCACTCGCTATCTTCGTCAGACCACAAAATAAAACATGATGTATTTGCAGGGCTAAACTGCTGCATAGATGTGTCTATCAGCTTTATGTGAGCAACTGGTTTGTTTTTATCTTTAGAAAACTGCTCCGCAAAGATTTTACCTTGGCTTAGCTTTCCATCTTCAATTATGAAGACAACACCGTCCGCGCCTTTGGCGTAGAAATGGTCTTCTAGTAACGCTTCTAAATTAGCTCGGCTAGTAGCGCCGTTACCGGCAACCACCACATTGTACTTTTCCATTAGCTCTCCTTATCAGGGGAGGCCTACCATACACGATTATTTACTCAGGTCTAGTCGGGTTTATTACCACAGGTCTATAGGTGGCTATGCGGTCTGCTATCGCTAACAGGAACGACCCTAGGAACGCCCCCGCGATTGTCCACACCGTTAATCGTAGAAAATTGCCTGGGACGATTAAATACACAGATATGGCTGAAAAAATTAATGCAAAGGAGGCATTAATAATTAACCCGCCGCCAAGAATAGACAGAAAGTTAATAAGAGGTTTTAGTACAGCCAAAAAGAAAGCTGTAAACATTCCAACAAGTAGTAGCTCAGTCATGAGCTGATCGTACTACGTATTTGGCTGAGCTAGGTAGATTGCTACTGTTGTTCCCAGATTGAGTTGGTTTTCCAAAGCGTAGTCCGATAGACGGGTTTGAATAGCAAAACGATTCTTGTAAAGGTGGCTTCTTCCAGCGTTTGCAGTTCCGCCTTCCCAAAACAGATCGGTGTTGTTTGCTGGCCCGTAGCTACCAGTAAAGAACGGAGAAAGCGCTGAACTGTTTTCAAATAGAGCGGAATCAAGTTTAACAACATCACCAACAACTGCCGTCCAAGCTAACTGTACGTGAGCGTACGCTGCATCTGCTGGGGCTGTGGCTGTTACAAACACTCTGTCCCAAAAAGTTCCCGTACCATCTACGATAAATGATGAACCAGTAGATGTGCTTATTACGGTTTTAGACGAGTTGTACCAAACAATTGCGGGGACAATTGTTTCTGTTCCAGAGGGTACTTGTACGTAAACACTAAACGTATAGGAAGTGCTTGGATAGTGAATGCCCATTAAATCAGCTGTAGTGGTTGTTGATTTAACCAAAACAGATGTTCCAGTAGCTGTTACCTCTAAAGCATCGCCTGAGAGATATGTTTCTGCGTCAGCTAACTCTGTAGTGTTTCTTGTAATATCCGCGTTTGTTAGCGCGTAGGTAAGGGTTTTAGATGCTTGGTCGGCGTCCGCTAGGTTTACACCTACAGTAGAGATAGTAAATGTTCCGTCAAAAGGAGCACCCACACCTTCGACCACAATTGATTCTCCAGTACGGAAGTCGTGACTAACACTTGTCTCTAAAGTTGCAATATTAGAAGATAAAGACCTGTAAAGAACAGAGAAAACTTCTACATCGGGTTCTTTTGTTGAAGTGTCTACAGCGTTTGTTGCTCCCGTAATTGCCCAAGGAGTTATAGGAGAAGCAAAGTGCGGGTTCAAAAGTTCGTTAATCCGCGTGGCTCTTAAAATCATATGTATTTGTCGAGCTTCATCAAAGTCAGTGACAGACGTTGATTGCTCAAATTGAGCACAGTCAAAGTAATGATATTCATTAGAAGAGGAAGCAGCTGCAGACACCACGGTTATTACAGGTACAACATAGTAAGCATCACTAGGAGCTGTTCCCGTTACTGTTGGACGCGCTGAAAATTCTCCAACGGTGTTGTTAACAGAGCTGCCAGTGGTTTCTGATATAAATGTTCCAAGACGCTCATACCAACGAAGTTTAAGAACAATTCCTCGCGCAGTGGTACCTGCTGCAGAATAAACGCTAAACGCGTAGTCACTACCTGCTGTGACTGGTATTCCTTTTAAAACAGGACTATCAAGTCCGCATTCGATAGATAGTGTTGCAGAGGAACCCGTGGAGTTTTTTACGGATAAAATGCCATTTTGTTTATTTGGGTATAGAACTAAAGCGGTTGTTTCTTCCCAAGGCGTTGGGGAAGGGATCAATTTTGGATAAGACATTGTTCCAAAGTTGTAAGCGTTTATTTCTGAAACATCACTAGCAGTTAATGCAAACGAGACAGATGTTGCGTCGACCGCGGTGATAGTTTTTGCTGACCCAACCGTATTAAACAATGGTTGAGAAAATCCTTGCGTGTTGATTTTATTGCCAATTTGATAGGTGTGGGACCCGATAGTAAGTTTTACTACATTTGTAGTAAGGGAGACTTTAGTAATATCTTTTCTTGGTAAATGTGCGATAACCGCGTTTGAAGTAGAAGAAGCCCAATGACCAACTGACTCTTCAAAAGAGGAGTCGTTGTAATCAAGCATTAAGTTATGCCCTGTGGTTAGTCCATCTACACTTGAGTTTGGTGTACCAGCGACTGGCTCCGGAACGGCATAGCCAGTAAAAGCTTTCATAAATTCGCGCAACCCTTGTGCGCTTCCCTTTTTCTTTCCAATTTGCACAGCATCACGAACTAAAATACGAGACTGTTGATACCCAATTTCGGGCTCGTAAATTAACCCAAACTGTTGAAGCATTGAAGGCAACAGTGTTCCTGCAACCTTTTCTAAGTTGTAGCGTTCTACAAGAAGAGTTGTAACAGTTTGAGCGTAATCTAGTTGGAAGCCAAATAAATGCATAAAGTTAGACAGGTCGTCGTTGTCCCAATCTGAAGTTGCAATATATGGCTGCTTGATTTTGTAAATATCGGGTAAGTACTCGTAAAGATTGTCGCCATACTTGTAGTCTTTAACCGATACTCCAGTTATGTTTCCAGAACGGATCCAGTTAAAGCTAATAGTGTCGTAAACAAATAGTGAGTAATAGTAAAATACGCCTTGTGCAAGGTTAATATTATCGTTGTAAACAGTTGGATCGTTTTCTTTTGGCACACTTACTAATATGTCCCCGTCAAACGCGTTTACAGGAAAACCATAAGAGTTACGGACAAGACGAACGGTTGACCATTTTCCGCTAGGGCTGGTCCACTTTACGCGAATAAACCCGTAACCTCTGGATTGAGCCGTAAAAGAACCGGCTAAGTAGTTAACGGATGCAGAAGAGCCGTACGAACTTAAACCGTAGTAATCAATACCGTAACGTGACATTAGCTGAGGATACCCCCGGTTAATGTAAGATCTACATCTGTTTCGTAATTTGTTTCTGGAATTTCATTTGTTGTACAAATAATGTCTGCAACAATAAGCGCCGTAGCTGCCGCAGTACCTGTCACCGCTGTAGAAGTAACGTTTGCTGCTACGCATACGTACGAAATTGTAGTTGACGCGGTTGCTGTCACAACATAAGTTCCATTAAATGTTGTATCAACATTTGTCACTTTAATTGTTTGACCTACGCTAAATCCGTGGCTTGATCCAACAGTAAGTGTTGCTACGTTAGACGCCAAAACTTTGTTTGTCACTGTTTTGGTTATGTTTTGGTCTTCGCGAACCAAGCGGGTTATTTGTGCGTATGCGACACCTTGAACAGAGGAAATTGCCGCTAGAACATCTTGTAATGTAATTCGGTCTGCAAATGCTACGTTGTCAAAGGCTAGAAGCTCCGAGATAATTGAGTTAACATCCGCTTCTACTAAACTTTGCTTGTATTGAGGAAGACATGTAACTGCCGCATCAATCAGTACCGGTACATAGCTTGGTGGTTGGAATGTCACAGTTGTATTGGCTGGAATCTTGTCCACTAAATATTCTTGAACCGTTGCCTTAAGAGTATTAAACACGGTAGATGGTGTTACCCCATCTATTTGAATGCCTTTATCTCCGTACGGAGCAAAGAACACGGTTACACTGCTGTAAACATCTGCAATTGCTATTGCTTTTGCTACGCCACTGACTTGAACAACCAAAGAAGAGTAGTCAGATAAAGATACAGCTCTATTCAGTGAACGAACACTTAGAGGAGCGTTAATACGAATTGAGTCAGTTGACTCTGGGTCAGCTCCTCCAGATGCGGATCCGTCGTCGGATCCAGAAACAAATTTGTTTAAAACAGACAACCCTGAAGCAGCGTTAGTTAAAACAAATCTAATAGTGTTAGTCGCGACGTTGCCTTCTGCGCCTCCACCAACTCGATATGTTGCGTAAATTTCAGCATTGTTTGGCGGAACACGGCCACTGATATTATCTCCAAATACAATAAACGTGGTACCTGATGCGTTTGTATAAGTAGAGAAAACAGGGTCGTATCCGTTAAAGTCAATTAAGTATTGTACTTCTGAATAGTTAATTGAACCTACAAGAAGGGAGATACTTCCACTAATAACAGGAGCGTCCGCTAATTGAAACGTTTGGTTTACTTGACCGTTGGACACACCAATAAGCTCTGAGGTTACAGTGACACCTTGA